GATAGCTACGACATATCTGGAACCGTTGATGGTAAAGGATCAAATGGAGCTTTACATGGTTTAACTAAGTTTAGTATGGAAGAAGTTCCTTCTAACCATTTCTTTTTAGAATACATATCAAGACCTCAAACTGCTGAGATATTTTTTGAAGATGTTCTTATGGCTTGCGTATTTTATGGTATGCCTATATTAGCTGAAAACAATAAACCAAGGTTTTTATATTATTTAAAAAGAAGAGGTTATAGAGGATTTTCAATGAACAGACCTGATAAGATTTGGAATAAGCTTTCTACAACAGAAAAAGAAATAGGTGGAATACCTAATTCTAGCGAAGACATTAAGCAGGCTCACGCAGCTGCAATTGAATCTTACATAGAAACTTATGTAGGATTAAAAGAAGATGGATATGGAGATATGTACCATCAAAAAACATTAGAGGATTGGGCTCAGTTTAATATAAATAATAGAACTAAGCATGATGCTTCTATAAGTTCTGGCTTAGCTGTAATGGCTTGTAATAAAAATTTATACAAACCAGTAGCTGACAGAAGTATAAAAAACATTAATCTAGGTATTAAAAGATATAATAACGAAGGAAATTTTTCACAAATAATTAAATAAATGGTTGTAACTGATAGCAATAGTATTTTTCCAGACCAAGTTGTTCCAGATGAAGTAAAAGCAAGCTACGACTATGGCATGCAGGTAGGTAGAGCAATTGAAGGAGAATGGTTTAGCGGAACTAGAAATGGCTTAGGTAATAGATACTCAACTAATTTCAATAGTTTTAGAAGTTTAAGGTTGTATGCTAGAGGCGAACAGCCTGTTCAAAAATATAAAGATGAATTAGCAATAAATGGTGATTTATCTTATCTTAATTTAGACTGGAAACCTATACCTATTATTCCTAAGTTTGTAGATATTGTTGTTAATGGCATGTCTGAAAAGCTTTATGAAATAAAAGCTTACGCTCAAGATCCTGAGTCTTTAAAGTCTAGAACTGATTATGCTAATAGAATATTAAGAGATATAGAAACTAAAGAGTATTTAGACAACATACAAGAAACCTTAGGTTTAAACTTATATTCCACAGAGAATCCTGAAGACTTACCACAAAATTCAGATGAGCTTGAGCTTCATATGCAATTAGATTACAAGCAGTCTGTTGAGATAGCTGAAGAAGAACTAATAAATAATACTTTAGATAGAAATAGATATCAATTAACTAGAAGAAGAATTAATGAAGATTTAGTTATACTAGGCATAGGATGTACTAAAACTAGTTTTAATAAAGCTGAAGGTATAAAAGTTGACTATGTAGATCCAGCTAGATTAGTTTATTCTTACACTGAAGATCCTAATTTTGAAGATATATGGTATGTTGGTGAAGTTAAAAGAATTAGTTTATCAGATTTAAAACAAGAATTTCCTGACTTAACTCCAGATCAATTACAACGTATTGAAAAATATCCTGGAAATAGTGATTATGGTTTTGGCTTTCAAGGAAGAGATGATAACAATAGTGTCTATGTTATGTATTTTGAATACAAGACTTATAGCGAACAAGTTTTTAAAATAAAAGAAACTGCAAATGGTCTTGAAAAAGCGTTAGAAAAACCTGATACTTTTAATCCTGAGCCAAACGACAATTTTCAAAGAGTTTCTAGATCAATAGAAGTTCTTTATTCAGGAGCTAAAATACTAGGTCATCAAGATTTGTTACAATGGGAAATGTCAAAAAACATGACTAGACCAGAATCTAACTTAGTTAAAGTTAATATGAATTATAATATCTGTGCACCTAAAATGTATAAAGGTAGAATTAATTCTTTAGTTTCTAGAATTACTGGCTTTGCTGACATGATACAGCTTACACATTTAAAACTGCAACAAGTAATGTCTAGAGTTGTACCTGATGGTGTTTATCTAGACGCAGATGGACTAGCGGAAGTAGATCTTGGCAATGGAACAAACTATAATCCGCAAGAGGCTTTGAATATGTATTTTCAAACTGGTAGTATTATAGGAAGATCTATGACTCAAGACGGTGGTCAAAACCCAGGCAAAGTTCCAATACAAGAATTATCTACATCTAGCGGTATGAATAAGATACAAGGTCTTATACAAACTTATCAATACTACTTACAAATGATAAGAGATGTTACTGGTCTTAACGAAGCTAGAGATGGAAGTTCTCCATCAGCTGACTCTTTAGTTGGTTTACAAAAGCTAGCTATAGCTAATTCTAACACAGCTACTAGACATATTGTTCAGGCTAGTTTATACCTAACATTAAGAACATGTGAAAACATAGCACTTAGAGTTGGCGATTGTCTAGAGTTTGATTTAACTAGAGAAGCTTTAAAATCTAGCATTAGTTCTTACAACGTAGGAACGCTTGAGGATATATATAATCTTCATCTCTATGACTTTGGTATATTTTTAGACCTAGTACCAGACGAAGAAGAAAAAGCTCAATTAGAACAGAATATACAAGTTGCTTTACAAAGCGGTCAAATATTCTTAGAAGACGCTATTGACATTAGACAAGTTAACAATTTAAAGTTAGCTAATCAATTGCTAAAACAAAGAAGAAAGCAAAAACAAAAATCAGATCAAGAAGCTCAACAAGCTACTATAGCAGCTCAAGGACAAGCTCAGTCAGAGACAGCAGAAAGAACTGCTATGGCTGAAATACAAAAGCAGCAAGCCTTAGCTCAAACTACTTTACAAATAGAGCAAGGTAAATCTCAATTTTCTATAACTAAAATGGAAAGAGAAGCTGAAATAAAAAGAGAGTTGATGCAAATTGAGTTTGATTTTAATATACAGCTAACCCAAGCTAAAGGTGAGGCTGAAAGAAATAAAGAAACTTTCATAGAAGATCGTAAAGATAAACGAGCTAAACTTATAGGAACTCAACAGAGTCAAATGATAGATCAGAAACAAAATGATTTATTACCAACGAATTTTGAATCCGCAGGAAATGACAATCTTAGCGGGTTTGGATTAGAGCAATTTGCTCCACAATAATTTTTTATTAACTATTATATTATATTATGTCAAAAACAAAAAAAGAAGGACCAGTTGTAGATGATACAAAAGAAGGTTTAAAAATTAAAAAAAAGATGGGTAAACCTAAAAAAATGGTTACATCTATGCAAACAACTAAAATTGATTTAACTAAGAAAGAAGAACCAAAAACTGAAGAAACTCCAGTAGTTAATGTAATTACAAAAGCAGAAGAAACTCCAGTAAAGGTTATAGAAGATGTTAAAGAAGAAGTAGTTGAAAGTAAAGAAAATCCTATAATTCAAGAAATAACTGAAGAAGAGGTAAAGCAAGAAACTAAAGTAGTAGAACAACAATTAAAAGAGGCTGTTAGAGATGAAGAAACAATAGGTAGACAATTACCAGAAAACATCGAAAAGTTAGTTTCGTTTATGGAAGAAACAGGCGGAGACGTAGCTGATTATGTTAGATTAAACGCTGACTATACAAATATAAATGAAAATGTTTTATTAAGAGAATACTACAAACAGACTAAACCACACCTAGAACATGATGAAGTAGACTTCATATTAGAAGACAACTACTCATGGGATGAAGAAGTGGATGAAGAGCGAGATATAAAGAAAAAGAAACTCGCCTTTAAAGAAGAGATTGCTAAAGCACGTAATTTTCTAGAGCAAACAAAGAGTAAATACTACGACGAAATCAAGTTGAGACCCGGCGTAACTCAAGAGCAAAAGAAAGCAACGGACTTTTTCAATAGATATAACAAAGAGCAAGATATAGCAACCAAGCAACATTCTGAATTTGAAAAGCTAACTAATCAAATGTTCTCTGATGAATTCAAAGGTTTTGATTTCAACGTTGGAGAAAAGAAATTTAGGTATGGCGTTTCTAATCCTTCAGAACTTGCTAAAAGCCAATCAAACTTATCTCATTTTGTTAAGAAGTTCTTAAACGAAGATGGAAGTGTAAAAGATCATGTTGGTTATCATAAAGCTATTTACGCAGCTGATAATGCGGATACTATAGCAAAACATTTTTATGAGCAAGGTAAAGCCGACGCTGTTAAAGATGTAGTAGCTAAATCTAAAAACATAAATATAGAATCAAGGACGCCTGCGTCTGAAGGTGCATTTATTAATGGTTTTAGAGTAAAAGCAATATCTGGTGTTGATAGTTCTAAGTTAAAAATAAAAAGTAAAAAAAATAACTAATAAATAAATAAAATGAGTTTTAATACTGGCGGGAGTTTTCCTGCACAAATTAAGCCTGCTCAAAACAGATTAGCACTTAATACTAACTACCTAGATTTTACAGGTGGTGCTAACGACTTTGCGCAACAATATCTACCTGAGCTTTACGAAGCAGAAGTAGAAAGATACGGAAACAGGACTTTGTCTGGTTTCTTGAGAATGGTAGGAGCTGAAATGCCTATGACATCTGATCAAGTTGTTTGGTCTGAACAAAATAGATTACACGTAGCTTACGAAAAAGCTGTTGTAACTGCTTCTGCAAGTGCACAGAGAATGACAGTTACTTTGGATTTAGCTTTAGCTGATTCACCTAATGGAGCTGTAAGAGCTGGTCAATCTGTTTTAATTGCTGACAAAGCTACAGGATTAGTAACCGCTAAAGGTTTAGTTCAAACTGTAACTGGTGGAACTTTAAATGTTTTAGATGTAACTATATACGAAACAACTTATGCTAACTTACCTGCTTCTTTAAAAGTTGCTGGTGGATGTACTTTGTTTGTATACGGTTCTGAATTTGCAAAAGGTGCTACTGGAATGACTGGTACTATTCAGCCACAATTTACTCAGTTTTCTAATTCTCCAATTATTTTAAAAGATAATTTTGAGATTAATGGTTCTGATACTGCTCAAATTGGTTGGGTTGAAGTTGCTACTGAAGATGGAACATCTGGATACTTATGGTATTTAAAGTCTGAGTCTGAAACAAGATTAAGATTTGACGATTACCTAGAAATGTCTATGGTTGAATCAGTTAAGTATGACACAGCTGCTCACGGTAATGTTGCTGAAACTTTTGCTTATGGCAATTCTGGAACAGCTAATGTTAAAGGTTCTGAAGGATTATTTGAAGCTATTGGAGCAAGAGGTAATGTATACTCTGGTTTTTCTGGAGCTGCTGCTCCTGGTTCTGGCGCTTTAGGTGATTTTGATGCTATCCTAAAACAACTAGATAAGCAAGGTGCTATTGAAGAAAACATGTTATTCTTATCAAGATCTACGGCTCTTGACTTTGATGATATGATCGCAGCTATGGCTGGTGGAGGTTTTGCTTCTACTGCTTCAGCTTCTTACGGTCTATTTGACAATGAAGAAGATATGGCTCTTAATTTTGGATTTTCAGGATTCAGAAGAGGTTCTTACGACTTCTACAAGACTGATTGGAAATATCTAAATGATGCTACTACTAGAGGTCTAGACAAAGAAATAGATGGTGTTATGATACCTGCTGGAACTACAACTGTGTATGACCAAATGATGGGTGTTAATATCAGACGTCCTTTCTTGCATGTAAGATATAGAGCTTCAGAAACTGAAGACAGACGTTATAAGTCTTGGATCACCGGTTCTGTTGGTGGTGCTTACACTTCTGATCTTGATGCTATGAGAGTCAATTTCTTATCTGAAAGATGTTTAGTTACACAAGCTGCTAATAACTTCGTGTTATTCAAAGGAGCATAATTAATTATTAACATTTAAAAAATA